AGAATTGATTTGTCAATTTCAGCCATTTTAAAATTTAATAAAGTTTAGTTGGTTTCATTCCTTGTGTTGCCATTCCACCACCACGTGCTCTAATCATCTTACCTGTTTTTGCACCATCAAACATACCAAGTCCTGAATTCTTTTTTGTCATAGCATCTGCTTGGCTTTTAGTTTTAGGCATTAAAGGTGAAAGTTTTCCAGCATCTCTTCTTTTAATAACAATTTTTTTTATTTTTTTATTTGAAGATTTTACTTTATCTGCTTTTGCTTTAATCTCTCTTGGTAATGCATCTTTATCAACTTTTATTTTAAGCGGACCACCAGTCATTGTTTTTCCGTCCTCACCTGTCACATCTCTTACGTCTTCTTTACCAAGTCTTTGTGACGGTGACTTAGCTGATGCAGGTGCTCCTGTTGGTGCTCCTTTTTTACCCATCATTTTTGATGCAGTATATAATGCAGTACCAGCTAGTAACGCATTTTTTAATTTTTTGCTAAATTTTCCCATAAGGATCTCCTTTGATTAATAATATACGTATTTACGTTCTTTATAACTTTCAACCTCATCCTCGTCAGAATAAGTAGTTACAAAAGAACCTTGTCGATATCTTAACATAGCTTGGGTGGTGCTGTCCACATAATCGTCATGTTCTCCATGAGGAAAAGCTGCACACTCTTCTATGACTTCTTGGGCCCAATGTTCGTCTCTTGGGTAGTAAACTTGATCTGATTCAAATATTGGAGCGCAGGCGTTGACCCGTGAGTGTTTATCCTGTCCTCTTCCTGGAGTATAATCCATAACAGGAATACCCATTCTTCTTAGTTCTTGTAATAAACTTTGTCCACTAGCTTTAGCTTCTATAATAATTGTTTCTGGTTGCCAATACTTGTATTGATCTAAGGCTACCATTTTTAATTCTGGAAAATCCCATTTACCTCTAATGGCATCAATTAACATAATAGCATTGGGTCCTGATTCGTGAGGCGTGAATACTCCCCATGTAGTAATGGCTGAATAATCGGCAGTTTCTTTTTTACTGAATGCAGTATCATAAGATTGAATAACATGTTTTAAAGCAGGAAGATCCTTGGTCCACGGCTGCCACCATTCTCTTTTAAGAATTGCTCCTTCCTCTGATGTAGGATTTTGCATGTATTGAGCTGACCAGTTCCTAATGGATATGGACGCTTTAACTTTTTCTAATTCCTCCAGGTTCCAATATTCAGGCCACACGGGCACCGGATTTTCTTCACTACCTAAAAGAGCTGGAAAAGAAATTGTTTCCCATTGATCTGACTTAGGTTCATTTTGTGATTTTATTAATCTTCCTGTAAGATCATCTTCAGCCCATCGTGTCATTACAAGTACAATAGAGCCTCCAGGTTGTAGCCGTTGTCTGGGTCCCGAAAGGTACCAATCAAAAGTTCTTTCCATAGCTGAATCTGACATTGAGTCTTGCTCTGTGTGTGGATCATCAATAATCAATAAATCCGCACCACGACCTGTGATAGAACCCCCAACACCTGCTGCAAAGTATTCTCCACCTTGACTAGTCTCCCAACGTCCTTTTGCTTTACTATCTTCTCTTAGCCTAACATCTCCAAAAATTTGTTTATATTCCGCACTGTCAATTAAGTTTCTTACTTTAGCACCAAATCTTCCAGAAAGTTCTGCGTTGTGTGATACCTGCATAATTTTCATCTTAGGATTCTTTCCAATCATCCAGGCAGGGAAGTATATAGATGCAAATTCAGATTTAGTATGACGGGGTGGCATATTCACAATGAGCCTCCCTTTTTTATTTTTTGATATGTTAGTAAACTCGTGAGCAATATGCTGGTGATGGCCCCACTTATCTGGGTCCCCATCAGTTCTACATATAAAATCTGGCCATACATTTTTTACAAAATATAGAAAGTTGTCCTGACATAATTTTATATGTCTTAACCACACTTTTTCGAGTCTCTCTCTTAACTGATCTGTAGTTAATAAATCTGTATCGGTCATCTATATTTACTATACTCCCGGGTCCCCTTAAAAGATACCCCCTAATTCTACAGCGACCTACTACTTCTGTCTGTCATGTCAAGTAAAGGTAAAGTAAGTAAACTATTATAAAAAAACGGTAAAAAAATGATAAAGTAAAAATTTCGATTTTTGGATTTTGGCTGGTACCTCTATCGGGTACCTAGGCCCTAGGGCCTAGGCGGTAGCCTCTAGGCTTGTGCTTCCGTCTGTTGCTTAAGTCTTATTAAATCGTCAACCGTTCTTTTAATTCTTTTAACTAGATGAGCGAATAATTTTTCCTGTTCAGTTCTAAGGCTAAAGATATAATTATGATCTTCTACAAAGTTGGATATTCGAACGGCTACCCTCTCGGATACCGTTCCCCTGATCTTTATATCATAGCCCTTATATTTAAATGGTATCATAGTTAAATACCTAACTCGGAAACCTTGCGCCATTTAGCATCTATTAGATCTTGATCTTTACGTGCTCCGGGCGCTTCCGTCCAGTTACAAACCTTTAAAACGTATTGATCATAATTCGCCCCGAATTGTTGCATTTGATCCTCGGCCATTTGTTTCCCTTTTGCGTTCAAATGTTTGTAGGTTCTTAGATACTGAACGAATATATCGCCGGTTTTTGATGATATATTAATTGTTTGTTTTTTTGCTTTAATCATTTTTATATTCTCCGTTAGTTAAGTCCCATAATTATTCGATTTAATGGGATAATTATATATGACAAGTTGACGCATATAGTTTATAATCATTCTAAATTAAGAATATTAATAATAGTATTAAGCCCACTACACCAGGATAGAAGATTAAGACCCTAACAATAAAAGCCAAAAAATTATCTATCATGATGCAACCGCTTCTTTAAATTTCTTTTTGCCGTAGGTTTTGACCTTCTCAACTATCACGGTAGCCGTGTCCAGCTTATAGCATAACAGACAATCCTTACACTTTTGACCAGTACAGTTTTGCTGGTCCTGGTGCAATGACTCATGAACGGTGTTAAATGTTTTATCAAAGTATTTAGGGACCGTCTTCAGGATGTGATTTATTTTTGGTGTTGAATAAACCAGGATAAAATTTTTAGGTTTCTCATGATCTTTAAAGTAAGCAGCTATAATATCATAACGTTTAGTCCATAGCGTAAAATTACAGTGCGGGTTTTTAATCGCAATGTTTATGTAATTAATTAAATTGATTTCATTAATTAATTCACCGTGAGCGTTGAACCTAAAAAAGGCGCTGTTGATTACAGGAAGCGCATCGGGATGCAGCACCTTCTTAGCGATTAAATCAGTGTTACGCTGAAGAGCCGGGGCCATATTTTTCCTAAACGTTTTTAACATTTCCTGCGAATAACAAAAGGTACAAATATTATTCGGATCTTTTTTGTTGTATTGTTTATTGCAATAGTCATTCGTTACCGTGTTGGTGTTGATGGCCTGGAAGCCTTCAAGCTTCCCCGTCATTTTACTTATATGTATCATTTTTTCCTTAGGTTAGTTTCTATCTCATTAACATGGGACGGCTTCAAGTGTCAACAAATCTTTTAATTATTTTTAAAATTAATAAGCAGCTGCCGGGCTTAACGGTCCACGGCTCAGGGCCTATTAGATAAAATTTATTTTATCTAATAGTATAAAGGGGAATAGGAACAAGGAAAAAGCCCACATACAATCTCAAAGTTTACGCACATATAAAGGGGAATAGGGGCAAGGAAAAAGCCCACATGCAATCTCAAAGTTTACGCATGTATAAAGGTTAATAAGGAAAAGGAAAAAGCCCACATGCAATCTCAAAGTTTACGCACAATAGAGATTAGGCTTGAGACGTGGTTATTGCGTCAAGAATTTTAAAGCGTCAATCAATTTTAAAGATGAATAAGCAAGGACAATGGCTCTCGGCTCACGAATCACGAAGACTTGATATTCTGAGAGACCTTTCAGCGAGAGGCTCTCTCGCAGGATAAATGAAACGCCACCATTTTTGTAATGAGTTAAATGCCAGTTGATTTGATACTTTGATAAACCTAAATTCTTGACATCATTGGACTTGAGCTCTATCCAAATACTTTTCTTATCTATCAACCAATAAACGTCTGGAATTCCATTGATTGTATTACTTTCTATGCGAAATAATTGACCTTTTAGCTTTAAATTTTTAATGCGTTTCCACAAATTACTCTCTGGTTTTTTCATTATGTTATTAAGTCAATAACATAAAAAAAGAGGCAACTCCAGTCTCCCTTTGTTGCCCCCTAATCAAGCTAATTGGTTGTCTGTGTTAATCCCAATTATCAAGAATTTTTAAGTTCTACTCATAACTCTCAGTGATAATGTAATACCACCAAGTGCCAACAAAAAGCCAATTTGGGTATCAAAAGTAAATAAAACTACGACACCTAAAAAGGCTATTGTAAAGCTGATTAATATTAAGAATATATGAAGTGCAATATCCATTATTTAACTATCTTTGTTTTAAGTTCAACGCTCTCACCCTCAACAATATATTGATCGTATAAGTGTGGGTATTTTTCTCTAAAAGATTTTAAATCAAACCTAGTAGTATTTTTTTTAGCTACTTCTATATAATATGATTTAGATTTATATTTGTTTATGATTGAACCACCAAGATTTTCAACAATTTCAAGTGCTTCCTCTTTTACATTTATCCATAGCTTATTATATGACTTTCTTTGGTCATTTAGCTCACATGCTTTGAATAGTTTAACATTTTCAATAGGTGAAAGTGTTTTTGTTTTTTTTAATTGTACCATTTTTTGTGTTGTCATTTGATTTACCTCTTTGTTAAGTTGTTTTTTATATTTAACACTCTCTCAATTTAATGGGATATAATAAGAAGTCAAGAAACTATTTTAAATTATTTAAATCTTTTTTAGATAAAGTAATTGTTCTGTGATTACTTACGCATTTAAAGGAAATATTGTCATCAATAAAAAAATCAACATCACTATTATATAAGGATTTAATTCTTTTAAGTATTACTGGACTATTACTCATAAACTCATTTGTGCCATCATAGGCTTCAATAAGTTCATAATCATGTAATAAACATGAATAACAATCTTCTTTTAATTTATTTAAAACCACTACATCTTGTGGTTTAACTTCTATTGTAATCCATTTATAGTATTCCCAAACATGAATAGATTGATTTTTATAATTTCTAAATATGGATAGATCGTTGAAACTCCATTTTTCTGGTGTGATTATCATAAAATTTTTAATGCCCTATGCTCATAACATAGGGCTAGTTAATTTAAGCTGATAATTGTTTAACGTCTGGTTGAGGTATTGAAATTGCTATTTGTGATTTTTTAGCAATAGCCGAAATATGCCTTAATACTTCTGAACCAATCATATCAGAGTGTAATAAATCAATAGCCTTTTCTTTAGCTTCTGATATTACTTTTAACTCCTCACCTTTTTTAGTTTTGTAAAAGGCTTTTTTTGTTTCCTCGTGACACTTACTCTCTAGGAATTTAGTAAAATCCTCCGATATCTTATGTATATGGGATATATTAAGAAGTCAAGCGTTAAATTAAAATAAAAAAAATAATAAAATAACAAAAATTATAAAGGGTATAGGGTAAAAAATTAATACTCTTACTATAAAAGCTAAAAAATTATCCATAGCAACAAAGATATACGTTAAAAAAATTATTACAAGATTAAACTTTTATTTTTCTAATAGATTGAATTACTGATGTTGGAATAATTGTAGTATTACCAACATTATCAAATGTTGGTTTTTCTTTAGTCTCTATATAATCTGTAAAAATTCTTGTTATACCATTAGATTGATTTAACAGATAACCTTTGGAAACACACACAGGTAATTTTTCTTTATTTAAATCTTTTGTACTACTCCAACCTGCGTCCCCCTCAATATCCAACCACCTTATCT